GCGCGCGTTTATTTCCGGAAATACGCGCTTGAACGCGTTCAAAGGTTTCAGGATCAATCAGCGGCTCATAAGCGTCGACAAGCCGGTTTTCGCCATGGATGAATTCGCCGATGTACTTACGATTCTTCAGGATTTTGTTGACGGTGCTGTACGTTAGCGGGCGGCCCTGGTTCCCACAAACGCCGGCGGCGTTCAGTTCTTCGACGATCCGGCCGGTCGGAACGCCGGCGGCGAAGCGCTCGAAGGCACGGCGGATCAGCGGGGCGATCTCCGGATCGGGTACGATCTTCCGATCGACGACCTGATAACCGAGCGGGACGAAGCCGCCGGGAAAGTTTCCCTTCAGGCAGGTTTCGCGCAGGCCGCGCTTAACTTTTTTCGACAGGTCGCGGGAATAGAATTCCGCCATCGATTCGAGGATCGATTCAAGGATAATCGATTCGTCGCCATGCCCGACGTTTTCCATTACGGACAGGACGCGGACGCCGTTTTTCTTCAGCTCGCGCTTATAGATCGCGGAGTCGTAGCGATCACGGCTGAATCGGTCAAGCTTCCAGACGAGGATAAAATCGAATTCACGTTTTTTCGAATCTTCGATCATGCGCTGGAAATCGGGCCGATCGTCGGTCAGGCCCGAAATCGCGCGATCGATATATTCGGCGACGACGGTAAAGTCGTTCCGTTCCGCGTAGGAATAGCAGTCGCGAATCTGTCCTTCGATCGACTGTTCGGTTTGGTTTGCGGATGAGTATCTGGCGTAAATCGCGACGTTCGTTGTCATCAGGGGTAACTCCGCACTGCCGTTCAATTTCAATTCGCCTTCGGGCGTTTTTTTACTTCTTTTCGCAGCAGACTCCATCGCCGTCACGGTCAAAGCCGAACGGGTCGTATCCGTTATGGCGAAAGTTTGTATACGGTATATCTTTACAGCGAACCTTTCCATACAACGGAAGGCAGACATCGACATAATTAGGGTTACATTCGCTTTCAGGAGGCGCGGCGTAATCGGAAGCCGGGGCAGCGACGGCCGGCGCTGCGGAAACTGGGACCGAAGTCGGGGCAATATAAACGGGAGCGGCGTACGGGAGCGCGGTCGGAATCGGATCATCAGCGGCTGGGATGACGACTTCCTGCCCTACCGAGATATCGCAGTACGCGGCCGAGATTCCGTTCGCGACGAGAAAGGATTCCAAGGGGATTTTATATTTATCTACGGCGATTCCCCAGCAGGTATCGCCGTCCTGAACGATGTATTTTTGCCGGGCTGGCGTCGGGCTGGAAGTTTCTCTGATCGTCGGGAGGGTCGGGATCAGCGCGATTTCAGCAGGCGGTTCATCGGTCGGCGCCAACGAAGGCGTCAGTAGCAAGGGAATCGTCGGGGTATAGGAAAGCTGGATTTCGGCGACCATGGTCTTGAGAATTTGGTCTTCGGCCGGGATCGAGGTCGGCGGGGACTGAGGCTTTGGGGATTTCGAGGAAGTACAGGAGGAGGCGCAGCCGTACAGGACGGCGAAGCCGAAAAGGATCGCGATCGCGGTTCCGAAGCAGCTGGATTTTTGTTTTCTTCCTGCCATTTCCGTTCCTTTCTTACGTTTTGAGCCAGTTATTGAGGGTGCGCCGCTGTTCGACAGCGACGCCGAGGATTTCAACGGGGAGGTTTTTTATTTCTTCGGCGGTATAGGTTTCGCCCTGAGCGGCCGGATTCAGCGGGGTCAGAAGGATTCCGGCCGGAGTTTTCCGGATCCGGCGGAGCTTCGGTTCGCCTCCGGCAATTTTCACGGCGACATCATCGCTGTTTTCGATTTTATCGGTCGCATAAAAGATAACGAGATCGCCGGGGAGGTAGAAGGGGGACATTCCGACGCCGTCGACGAGCATTCCGAAGATTCGGCTGGGCGGGTATTTTCCTCTGGGGAGGTCGAAATATCCGAGAGGGGGGGCAAACGGTTCGTATTGTCCGACGGTCATCACAGGAGCACCTTTCTTATTTAAAAATTCGGGTCAGGCCGACGGCTTTTCCGAGGATCAATATATCGCGGCCGTCTTCGGCTTTATAGACGATCGGCGGATAGGCGGGATTTTCGGATATCAGGGTTACGAGGGTATCGGTTTTATAGAAGCGTTTCAGGGTGGCTTCGTCGTCGATCAGGACGGCGGCGATTTCGCCGTTTTGAACGATCGGCTGTTTCCGGATCATGACGACGTCGCCGTCGAGGATTCCGGCGCCGATCATGGAGTCGCCGCAAACGGTCAGGCAGAAATCGGCGCGGATGGTGGTTTCGACCATGATTTCATGTTCCTCGTTGGCGAAGATAGGTTTTCCGGCGGCGATATTTCCGAGCATGGGGAGCCGCTGGATCAATACGGGTTTGAAACGCTGAATAAGATCATCTACATGCGTAGGGAAATAAACATCGTTTACAGACTCGCGCCCTAAAATTTGATCTATCGAAATATCAAAAATATCGGCCAAGCGACTTAAAGTATCAGCATCTGGCAACGTCCTCCCTAACTCCCATTTTGAAACAGCAGTTTGATTCACGTTGAGCCTTTCAGCAAGCTCAGCTTGAGAAAGGTTAGCCTTTTTTCTGAGCACTTTGATATTTATCATACTGTAATGATATTCCCGCTGCTAATAAAAATCAATAGCAAAGCACTGTTTTAGCCTTAACAAGCTTGACTAATAGCCCTATTTGGATTATATTAAGCTTATGGAGGCTAACCATCATGAACAAAATTGAAGCGTTACGCAGAAAACGAAATCTAACTCAAGAACAACTTGGAACATTGCTTTCTGTTAACCAGACAGCAGTATCCAAATGGGAGAACGGGCAATACCCAATGGCAAGCAAGCTACCAGAAATTGCGAAAGTTTTGGGCTGCACGATCGACGAGTTATTTGAGCGGGAGGATGAGGAGGGAGGATGAACAAGAAAGACTTTGGAATTCGTCCGTCTTTCAGTCTTGTTTTGGATCGTTTGAAATTCGGGGAATCAGGGGTACTGTCGGTTGTCGGAAAATCGGCGGCAGATCAGGCAATCTCGATCGAAAAACGAAACGAAAGCGGGGAGATCATCGAGCTGGAGCTTTCTTTCTCGGAGGCTTCGCGGCTTCATAACGTTTTATCAACGGCGATAAATCGGATCAAATCTGGGAAATATGACTTTATTGAATCCGGGCTTTTATTGGTCGAGGATCAGGAGGACGAGGAATGAAAAAAACAGGGACAAGCGTCGAAAACCAACGTTTTCGACATTCGACGCGGCGTCTTGAGAACGCAGCGTCTTCAAAGTTAGCGGAGCTGATCGAGAGTCTGGAAGCGTTTGAGGATCTGAACGATCGGCTTCTGGCGGCGATCGAAGGGGAAACGGACGAGGTATTCATTCGAATTCGGAAGCGGCTTAAGGGCGCGCGGATGTATATCCGGGACGGGATGTTTCTTGCGCGTCGGGCGGCGGCGGAAGCCGCGGCAGGGATGGAAATTGGAACGAGAGGAGAGCAGGAATGAAGATCGGGATGATTGCGAGGCGAACGAAGGAAGGGTTTGAAGAGGCGAAGCCGATCGAGGCGACGATGAGCGCGGCGGAAGAAGCGGAAGCAGAAGGCTGGATCATCGAGCAGGCAGTCAGGGTTTTCGCGCCATTGTACGAAGCGCGGCTCCGGTACGAGGCGCTGACGGGGGAGTCGGCGACGGTCCCCGATGATTTGGAGGCGCTATGATCGGGCGGGTTATGGGCTGGGGCGGGCTGGACTGGATCGGGTTCCGGGAGGTCGATCGCGGGGCGTTTTTCTTATCGGTCGCGGCGCTTTTTCCGGCGCCGTTCGACGCGGGACGCGGAATCGGTTTTTTCGAGTCGAGTTTATTCCGTTATCTTCATGAGGATTTCCTGCCGGGATTGAAGAAGCGGGCGGCGAGCACGGACGGTTCGGGATTTCGGGCACGGGAGTTCCTGATGACGGACGGCGCAGGGGTCCGGGCGGAGGCGACGGTCGGGCTGATGAGCTGGGAGGGGGTCCGGCGTCGGAGCGATTTTATTCCGGCTGTGGATTGCTGGTGGTGGACGCGGTCGGTTTCGGACGGAGCGCGCGGGAAAGGGATCCGGGCGGCGGCGAGCGACGGGCGATCGTTCGGGTATTTCGATTCGTCGGAGGCGGCAGCGGTCTGGGTTCGGCCGATGATCTGCCTGGTTGAGAAGGGTTTGAAATGAGGCTGAGAATGGTTGAGCTGAAGGATATGGCGGTTCGGGAGGGCACGAAGGAGAGCTGGACGCGGGAGGCGTACGAGGAGGGTTTTTTCTTCGGGTTTCTGAGCTGCGCCGGGATGACGATCGGGGTTTTTGTCCTGATCCGGTTGGTCGGATGGGTTTTGGGATGTTTTTGATCAGGGACGGCAGCGCCGCGGTTGGATTCGTGTCTTGACCGCGGCGGCTGTACGAGAATCTTGTCGATTCGTTTTTGTATTGTAACGCGAATAAGGGGTTTTGAGATGGGAAGGTCGTTAAGGGTTTATCGGACGGTCAACGCGGACGAGGCGGAGAGCCGGGTCCGGCGCGGTTATCAGCTGGTCCGGCGTTGGGAAGGGGTTTCGAAGGGGGCGCGCGATTCGGTCGACGGGCGCGAATATGACGAGGCGGCGGAATTCGTTCACGCGGTCCGGACGGCTTTAGAGCGGGCGCGGCTGGATTATACGGTTTCGGAGGGCGACTGGGAGATTTTAGGGATGGGGAAGGAGCTGACGGCGAAGTATTCGATTCATTTGTCGTTTCAGGCTGCGGGCCAGACGTTCGGGAAGCGCCTGACGCGCGAGGAAAGGGCGACGCTGAATCGTGAGACGTTCGAGCGGGATCAGGCGCTGATCCGGATGGCGCGGAATTTTTACCAGCGGATGACGTTGGCGCGGCTGCGCGAGAGGTACGAGGACGACGACGAGTCGGGTTTTTTCGAGGAAGCGTTCGCCTGAGGAGGCGGGGAATATGTTAATCAGGAAGGGCGCTTTGAGTTAAGCGCTTTTCCTTTTGCGGTTGCTTCTATATATATAGAAGCGAGGGCCGGCTTGCCCCGGGCAAGGCTCGCCCTCACGGCTCAAAGGCCGTGAAGGCTTCCCGCGATCGTTGTCTCGGGACAGGTCGACCGACTGTAAGGAGAATTTTAGCCGGCTTGCCCCGGGCAAGGCTCGCCCCTGCCGCCAACCCGGCAGGGACTGCGCCTCGGAAAGTTGAGCTTTCCGAGGCTTGTAATAAGTATTAGCGAATCGACGGTGAAGGTACCATGAAGCGATGGCGAGCGGAGTTTGAGGCGATTTTCGATACGGAGGTTTACGAGGCGAGTCCGGAGGTTCTGGGTCGGGTCCGGCCGGGGGTGCTTCGATACCGAACGAAGACGACGAAGAGCGGGGAGATGCTGGAGAGCGAGGTTTTTCCGATCTGGGAGACGGGGGCGGAGGCCAGGCGGGCGCGGAAGGCGGTTACTCGTGAGGCGCAGAGGAGACTGAACGATCGGAACGCGGTTCGGAAGCTGGTTCGGGTTGTGGCGTGTAATTTCGGGCGCGGGGACTTGATGGTGACGCTGACGTACGGGGAGGATTGGGATGCGGACGAGGGGCGACATGATTTTACGCGGGTTCAGCGGGACGTCCGGAATTTTATCCGGAGGGTCCGGTCAGCGCGGGAGAGGGCGGGGTTGGACGAGCTGAAATATGTCTATTCTATCGAGGGTTTTCGAGGGGAGGAGGCGGAGGCTTCGGAGGCTCCGCCTCTTCCGGGGGTTTTAGAGGCCGCGCCGGAGGTTATCGTTCGAGGGCTTCGGGTCTCGCCGCGGCCGCATGTGCACATGATTCTCAGCGGGGGGCTGGAGCGGGAGGCGATCGAGGGGCTCTGGGGAAAGGGATGGGCGAACTGCAGGCAGTTACAGCCGGATCGGTATACGGGGCTGGAGGCGATTTCGCGGTACATGGTGAAGTCCTGGCGGCAGGAGCGCGGGGAGGGGGCAAGTCCGGAGGGGTATCCGGGGAAGCGCTGGTACGGGAGTCGGAATTTGAAGAAGCCGACGGTTACGGTTTCGGACTGGCGGATGAGCCGGGGGCGGGTCGCGAAGGCGGTGGAGGAGATCGCGGAGGGGCCGGGGTCGGTTTTCAATCGGGCTTATCCGGGGTATGAGCTGGTGGATTTTGAGGTTCGGTCGAGCGAGTTTGTCAGCGGGATTTATCTTTACGCGCGGATGAGGAAAATCAGGCCGGACACGGTTCGGAGATGTTGAAATCAAAAGGACAGGGATGGATATGGAGCTGAATCAGGAACAAAAAGAATTGGCGGAAGCGATGGCGGGGATTGTCGCGGGGAAAACGGCGGCGGAGCTGGTCGGGCTGACGCTGCCGATTTCTGGGCGGGTGAATTATTTTCGGGCGGCCGAGACGCTGCTTTATAACTATAAGTCGCTGGAGGCGCTGCTTCGGGATCGGTCGGGGTACATTGCGCAGGAGCTGCCGGGGCGGTCGTCGGGGATTGTCCTGAACGCGGGTCAGGGTCAGGGCAGCGGGTCGATGGATGAGATGATCGGGGATCGCGAGGCGGAGCGGGTGCGATTGTATGAGCTGACGGCGGCGCGGTTTGATCAGGTGGATCGTGTGGTTCAGCTGTTCAACGATCGGCCAGAGTTTAAGGCGCTGCGGATGTATTACTTCGGGGAAAACGAAGCGGGTCAGGACCGCGGGGTTCATGCGGAGCGGTACACGTGGGAGGAGATCGGGGTTCTGCTGGGGCGGGACGCGAAGACGCTGCGGCGCTGGCGGAATCGGATCGTGAAGGACATGGCGGTTTGCTGGTTCGGGGTGGCGGCGGCGGTGAGCAGCGCGGTGGCGGCTGATTAAATGCCCGAAAGACGCCCGTTTCGCGCCCTTGACGGGGTCTTTTGCGGGTGGTAGGATTTGTACAGTGAAATTTTTATCAAGGCCGCCGAGGTTTCTTCGGCGGTTTTTTTGTTTGGGCGAGCGGGCTCGGGATGGAGCGTGACGGTTGAAGGCATGGGCGGAATGGTTTTATAAGGGGGCTGCGTGGAAGGGGACGCGTGCGGCTTATCTGGCCAGTGTCGGCTGGCTGTGCGAACGCTGCGCGGCGCGCGGGGAGGTGGTGGCTGCGGAGGTTGTGCATCATCGGGTGTACCTGACGCGAGCGAATATTCATGACGCTGCGATCGCGTTAGGCTGGGGAAATCTTGAGGCGCTGTGTCAGGCGTGTCATAACCGCGAGCATTTCGGCGGAGCTGACGCTGCGGTTGGGTACCGGATCGGGGCAGACGGGCGGCTGCGTGAGTCCCCCCATGCGGATGGATGCGAACGGGGAATTGCGACCGGTGGGGGAGGTTAAAAAAACTCCGCGCGTGTGCGCATAAGGCGTGTACACGAAGGGGGTGGGGGGGAGACGGGAATACCGCTCTCTTTTTTTAAATTTTGGCAGACTTAGCGAAAGGAGGCTCGACGAATGGCGATAAAGGACGAGATCGAGGTATCTGTCAGGATTTCCGAGCCGACGAAGGCGGAACTTATCCGGAAGGAGACGAACCGGCTCAAGCGGGTTTTTCGGGATTTGGACAAGAACAAGATGACGACGGTTGCGAGTTTGATCGAATCGGCGGCGTTCATGATCGTTTCGCTTCGCGAGCTGGAAGAGATTATCAACGAGCAGGGGTATACGGATACGTATCAAAACGGCGAGAATCAGTACGGGACGAAGCAATCGGAGGCGGTCAAGACGCATTTAGCGATGACAAAGAATTTATCGACGGTCGTTAAGCAGCTTACGGACTTAGTCCCACCCGAACGGCAGAAGGAAAGCAGGCTCCAAGCTCTGCGAAGGTTATAAGCGTTTGGGAGCCCGGTTGGCTTTACGGAAGAAGGTCATATGGCAGGGAAGGAGGTTATCGGGAATTGGATCGAGGCGTACTCGGCTACGATTAAGGACGGGACGGTTACCGTCGGGGACTGGGTTCGGCGGCTTTACGCGGTTTTAAGCGAGGGTATCGCTTCCCGCCGGTATTTTTACGACGGGAAAAAGGCGGATCGAGCGATCCGGTTTATTGAGGAGTTCTGCCATCACTGCGAGGGGCGGGACGATTTAATTCGGCTGGAGCTATGGCAGAAGGCGATGGTCGCGGTTATTTTCGGGATCGTCGACGCGGACGGGTTCCGAATCTGGCGCGAGGTTTTTATCGTTATTGGGCGGAAGAACGGCAAGACGCTTTTAGCTGCGGCGATGATCGCGTATCTGGCGTATATCGACGGGGAATACGGGGCAAAGATTTACTGCTTAGCGCCGAAGCTGGATCAGGCGATGATTGTTTATGATAATTTTTATCAGATGATTCTCAAGGAGCCGGAGTTATCGGACGTTACGAAAAAACGGCGGTCGGATATTTATATCTCGGAGACGAACACGGCGATTAAGCCGCTGGCGTTTTCGGCGAAGAAGTCGGACGGGTTTAATCCGCACGCGGTGATCAACGACGAGCTGGGGAGCTGGGTCGGCGACGCGGGGCTGAAACAGTACGACGTTATGAAATCGGCTCAAGGCGCGCGGAGGCAGCCGCTGATCATTTCGATCACGACGGCGGGGTACGTTCACGATGGGATTTATGATGAGCTGCTGACGCGGTCGACGGCGTTCCTGAAAGGGCACAGCGCGGAATCAAGGCTCTGCCCATTTCTTTACCTGATTGACGATCCGGGAAAATGGCGCGATCTGCACGAATTGAGGAAGTCGAATCCGAACATGGGGGTCAGCGTCAGCGCGGATTATTACCGCGAGGAGATCGCGATCGCGGAGAAAAATATTTCAAAACGGCGCGAATTTCTGACGAAATACTGCAATATCAAGCAAAATTCGTCGATGGCGTGGCTGGATTTTTCGGAGGTTATGGCCGCGGTCCGGGGCGCGGAGGGTTTGACGCTTGCGGATTTTCGCGGCTACTACGCGGTCGGCGGGGTCGATCTTTCGCAGACGGTCGATCTGACGGCCGCGTCGGTTGTGATCCGGCGGGACGGGACGGACTACGTTTTTACGCGGTTTTTCATGCCGGCGGAACGGTTGGAAAAGGCGATCGCGACGGACCGGGTTCCGTATGACGTTTATGTTCAGCGGGGTTTCATCACGCTGTCAGGCGAGCATTGCGTCGATTATTGCGACGTTTATCGGTTTTTCGTCGATCTGCTGCGCGAGCATGAGATTTACACGCTGAAAATCGGGTACGACCGTTACAGTTCGGCGTACCTGGTCAACGATCTTAAGGAGTTCGGTTTCCATACGGACGACGTTTACCAGGGATATAACCTTTCGGGCGTACTGGACGAGTTCGAAGGAGAGCTAAAGAACGGGAAGGTTAAGATCATCGGCGATAATCAGCTTCTGGCGGCGCATTTCCTGAACGTGGCGCTCAAGGAGGACAGCGAAACACGGAAAAAGAAGCCGGTCAAGATCGAGCAGCGGGCGCGGATCGACGGGTTCATGAGCGTTATCGACGCGTGGACGGTAAGACAGAAACACTATCCGGAGATCGGGGCGCTGATTGAGAATTGATTCACACAGGGCGTGTGCGATCCGGCGCCTTAACAGCCGACACGGATCAGTCTGTATTGCGATCGTTTTCTGGTGGTATCAAAGGTGTAAATAATACGCGAATTAACACCGTTATATTGTCATTTGAGTTGAAATTTCAGCGTTTTTAGCGTATAATGATGGATGTCAATAGTACCGGGCAGAGCCTCTGCGAAAGCACGCGCAACACTGTCCGGTCAGTTTTTTATCGGGTATTGTTCAAGGATAAATCGAAATGCTAAAGCCTTTTCAAACGAACAAAAGATTGATCGAACTGCTTGGTGATCGCGGCATGGTTATTGAAGATAAAAGTTTCGCCGAATTATATTTAACAAAGCGGAACTATTACCGACTGAACGTTTATTTTCACAAGTTCATGCAGAACAATTCGTTTGAGAAGCGCGTTTCGTTCTAAAAATAGGAGATTACGGGTTTCCTGCCAATTGGGACCGCTATTTGACATAAGAGCATCTACAAACAAAAGAAGTAATTTCAAGATGAGGAGTAAGACCGGGAGGGTTTCCGGTCTTTTTTATTTAATTTTCAGAAATGAGGTGGAACAATGAGTATTGAATTATCGGGTATTTTATCGGCGGTGGCGCAGGGTTTACTGAATTTCCTGTTGCCGTTATTGGCTGCGTCGATCGCGGGCGCGATTTGGGCGAAGGCGGTCGAGATTTGGGCGCGGATGAAGGCGGAACAGCCGGCGGTTACGGACATTCTGGCGCAGTCGGCAAAGATCGCGGTTATCGCGGCCGAGCAGGCGGGCGCGGGGAAATTAAGCGAGGAAAAGAAGAAATACGCGATCGATTTCGCCGAAAAATGGCTTAAAGCGCGGGGGATTACGCTGGATCTGGACTTGATCGCGGCGTCGATCGAGGCGGCGGTTTACAAGGAGTTCAACGCGCCGGACGCGACGTTCGCGCCAACGGCGAAGGGATAAGGGAACGATGAACGGAAGCGGGATTTTATCCGACCTGGCGATCGGGGTTATTGCGTTGATTTTTCTGATCGTCGACGGGATCGCGATTCTTCGCGTCCGGTCGAGGATTCGCCGATGTTTTTACGCCGGTCAGATGATCCCGCTGTTCTGGATTGTTTTGACGGCAACGATTTCGGTTCTCGGGAATTATCACGAGGCGTTCCTTTCGCGAGCGTTAACGCGCCGGGACTTATCCGATTCATGGCAGCGCTGGGCGATGGTTCCGATTTTAGCGGCCGGGCTGGCGGAGCGAATCGCTTATATCTCACACGAGCAGGAAGGTCCCGATAACGCAGAAGCAGGCGGGAGGAGGACTGATGGACGAGCAGACGATTAATTTACTGGTCGGGATCGGCGGCATCGGCGGAATCGCGGGGTCGATTTCGGCGATTATTACGGCGATTATTTCGGCGAACCAAAAGGCGGCGGAATCGGAGCTGAAGCGGCTGACGAAGCGGGTCGAGACGCTTGAAAAAGAGATTTCGGAAGAACGGGAAAAGAATCAGAATCTTGAGGATCAGGTCGATACGTACATGGAGCAAAAGCGGGAATTAAAGCGGGAAATTCATGAGTTAAGGATTGAATTGGACGAGAAGGACGCGGAGATTAAGCGGCAGCGTATCGTTATCGACGAACAGCGAACGACGATCGAGAACCTGAAGCGGCGGGTAGAGGAGCTCGAAACGGCGTTATTCAAGGTTCAGGAGGAGCAGAAGAGGGCAGGGAGGCATCATGGAACGACCGATTCGTATTCCAGCTGATATTTCGCTCGGGTTCGGGGAGATTTACGGTTCAGACGTCCGCGGGAACGGCTGGAATTATTCCGGGAAACGTCACACGGGGATCGATTACGCGGTTCCAGAGGGGACGGAGGTTTTTGCGGCCGAAGCCGGGGCGGTCGATTTCGCCGGTTTCGATCGGACGGGTTACGGGAACCTGATCAGACTGGGGCACGCGGGCGGGATCGGGTCGAAGTACGCGCATTTATCGAAGATTCTGGTTAAGCGATGGCAGCGGGTCGCGAAGGGCGAGCTGATCGGGTTCAGCGGCGCGACGGGCAACGTTACGGGAGCGCATTTACATTTCGAGACGACGGAGAACGGGAAGGCGGTCGATCCGAATCTGTTTTTTGATTCCGTTTCGGACCCGGCTGCGACTGCGAGCCAGTCCATGACTGCAAGTGCGGAGGCGGAATCACAAACGGGACAAGCGGCAGGACCGGTCCCACTCCCGCAAACGGGACAGGCCCCGCTCCCGCTCCCGCAAGCGGGACAAGCAGCGGGACAAGCAGCGGGACAAGCAGGGGCTGCGACGATCGTGGTCGAATTAGCAAATATCCGGCCGGAGGCGGGCGCGGCGGGGATCGTCGGGCAGCTCCGCCAGGGAACGGAGATCACGATCGGCGCGGAACGGAAGGCTGCGCGCGGTTTGGTCTGGCGGAAGGGTACGGTATCTTTCTGGATCGCGGAAGCGGACGCGAGCGGGACGGAGATTTTCAAGAGCGCGGGGGAGTCTGACGCGCGATAAGGTCCTGACCCTCGACGGGGTCAGGATACAGCCGCAGCTCCTTATGGATGGCGCGCGGCATAAGGAGCGGGAGCTATGGGGTTATTTGAAAGGATTTTCGGGAAACCGAAGGATGTTCAGCCTTCGGGTTATTTCCTGACGCTCAACGGATACAGTCCGGTTTTCACGTCGGCGCCGGAGTCGGTTTACGAGATGGCGGTTACGCGGGCGGCGATTCACAGTTTCGCGACGTTCTGCTCAAAGCTGAAGCCGGAGGTTACGGGGTCGGCGGCGGCTCATTTGAAGAATACGCTGGCGTTCCGTCCGAATCCGTTTCAGGATACGGCAAAGTTTTTATATCGGATCGCGACGATTCTCAGCGTCCATAATACGGCGTTCATTGTCCCGATCGAGCATCCGCTCACGGGGCAGACGGTTGGTTTTTATCCGCTTTTACCGCAGTACGCGGAATTCGTCGACGTTCGCGGGGAGGCATTCGTCCGTTATCGGTTCGCGAACGGGCAACGGGCGGCGATCGAGCTGGATCGGGTCGGGATATTGACGGGGTATCAATATAAGGACGAGCTGATCGGGGAGAGCAACGGGGCGCTGCGTCCGACGATGCAGCTGATTCACGCGCAAAACGAAGGGATTATCAAGGGGGTCCGGAACGGGGCTTCGATTCGGTTTTTAGCGCGGGTGAACAACATGTTTAAGCCGGAGGAGATCGCGGCGGAACGGAAGCGGTTCACGGCGGAGAATTTAGGACCTGACAACGAAAGCGGGGTCCTGATTTATGACAATAAGTTCTCGGATTTGAAGCAGGTGGAAAGCAAGCCGTTTACGGTGAACGCGCTGCAAATGAAGGCGATTAACGAGAACGTTTATCAGTATTTCGGGACGAACGAGGCAATTTTACAGAACCGGTACACGGAAGACGAATGGTCGGCGTATTACGAGGCGAAGATCGAGCCGTTCGCGATCCAGCTGAGTTTGGTGATGTGCAACATGATTTTCAGCGAGCGGGAGCTCGCGCACGGGAACGCGATTTACTTCACGGCGAACCGCTTACAGTACGCAAGCAATCGGACGAAGTTAGACGTCAGCACGCAGCTTTTCGACCGCGGGATTTTGAGCCGGAACGAGATTATGGATATCTGGCAGCTTCCGCACGTGGAGGGGGGAGATAAGCGGTATATTCGGAAGGAGTATGCGGAAATTGATCTTTTGAATGAGGGGATCGATGAGGCAGAAGCGGGCGAATAATTGTCATTTGCCGGAGGTATCGAAGATGTAGATGGTCCCACTCCCTCAATGAGGTCGGGGACCGGACATCTTCGATTTCAGATAAATTTTTGAAGAGAGGCAGAGGCGTCAGCCTTTGCCTCTCTTCACTCTCCCACTCGGGAATGATGCGATCCCAGTGTCTTTTTGCGCGATGGGATTATTTGTCGGGTGGATTGGTTTTATTGCGATTTTTCGCGCAGAGGCGCGATTTCTTTATTTATGTCTATTTTCAGGAGGGTTCTATGCCGATTGTGAGCAATATAGAGTATCGGTCGATGGCTGCGCCGCTTACAGCGCCGACGCCATCGGAAGGAACGGCGCGGCGGTTCGAATCGACGCATTACGTCGAAGGGGTCGCCGCGCGATTTGATCAACCGTATGAGATTTATGAGTTTGACGGAAACAAATATTATGAGCGGATCGATCCGGGCGCGCTGGATGGAGCGGATTTGAGCGACGTGATCCTGCTTTTCGATCATCGCGGGAAACCGTTCGCGCGGCGGTCGAACGGGACGCTGGATCTCGCGGTCGATTCGGAAGCGTTACGGGTTTACGCGGATTTATCGCGCACGGAAGCGGCGCGCGAGCTGTACAGCGAGATCGGGGCCGGGTTGATTACGGCGATGAGCTGGGGGTTTACGATCCGGGAACATTCTTACGACAAGGTTTCACGGACGTTTACGATCCGGAAGATTAAGAAGGTTTACGACGTTTCGGCGGTTACGTTTCCGGCGAATCCGGAAACGAGTATCAGCGCGCGTTCTCTTCTCGACGGAGTGATCGAGGCGGAGAGGCGGTCCCGGCGTCACGATGACGCCAGGACGTCGCCGGGCGGCATTGAGAACCTACCGGCGACGGAGGTTTTAGCGCGCAGACGACAACTTATCAAACTAAAGTCTATTATCGGAGGAATTTAATGAACAGACAGGAAATTGAAGCGAGGTTAGCCGAGATTCGGCAGGATATTGAAACGCGCGGCGAGGCGATCGCGGTCGACGAGCTGGAGCGGTACGAAGCGGAGATCGCGACGCTGACGGCGGAGCGGTCCCGTATTCAGGAGGAGACGGAACGGCGATCGGGGCTGCTCGGCCGGATCGCGGCGGGAACGGAAGGGACGACGATCCGCAGCGCGGTTCAGGTTTCACCGGAGGATTCCGGCAGCGGGGGCAACGAAGCGTCAGGGGCGCCCTACGAGGGCCGGAACGCGGCGACGGGATCGATTGAGTATCGGAATGCGTTCATGCGTTACGTTCAGACGGGGATCCGGGGAGAGGTTCTCCGTTCGAACGAGTTTACGAGTATCGCGGAGGCGGCGGCGCTGATTCCGGCGACGATCGTCGAGGAGGTTATCCGGAAATTAGGACGGTACGGGACGCTTTTCAGCCGGGTCCGGAAGTTCAACGTTCAGGGCGGATTAAACGTTCCGATTCTCGATCTGGCTCCGGAGGCGAGCTGGATCGACGACACGACGCCGTCAGAGGACAAGCAGTTCAAGGCGGACAAGTCGGTTTCGTTTATGTATCACGGGCTGGAATGCAAGGTGGCGCAGTCGCTGCTGACGTCGATCGTTTCGCTGAACTTCTTCGAGGCTGCGCTGACGGACCTGATCGCCGAGGCGATGATGCGCAAGATGGATCAGGGGATTATCAACGGGACGGGAACGGGTCAGTTTACGGGTATCACGGTCGACGCGCGGGTCCCGGCGGACAATAAGGTGACGCTGACGGCGGCGGAGTTCGGAAAGTGGGCATCCTGGAAGAAGGCGATCAGCAAGCTCGGGATCCGTTATAAGGCGGGCGCGAGCTGGATCATGAGCGAAAGCACGTTTGACGCGTATATCGACGGGATGACGGACGCGCAGGGTCAGCCGATCGCGCGGGTCAATTACAACATTACGGAGGGGAATCCGTACCGTTTCGCAGGCAAGGAGGTTATCACGGTCGAGGATGACGTTATCGCGCCTTACGATACGGCGCAGACGGGCGACGCGGTGGCGATTCTCTGCAATCTTCGGAATTTTGGGGTGAATTCCAACTTGAACATGTCGATGTACAAATGGACGAACCACGAGACGAACAAGGTCTACAACAAGGCTTTGATGGTTGCGGACGGGAAGCTGCTGGATCCGAACGGGGTTGTGATTATCAAGAAGGGGGCGTAAAAGATAAGTCCGTGAGGGACTGAGGGTCAACGACCTCCCGCGCATCAATATGCGCGGGACTTGCCTCGGCGTCTCGGAAGACGCGAGGCGGCGCTCATCTCCCTGAGACCCTCACGCTCCCTAACTCCCTTTATACGGGCTGCGCGGATCATGCTTAAGGATAAATACTATGGGACTATTTGATGAGGTTAAGGCTGCGCTCCGGGTATCGACGGAGGACGCGGGGATCGCGGGGGAGATTCGGGACCTGATCGGCGGGGCGAAGCGCGAGCTGCGCCGGGTCGGGGCGGTTTCTCCTGATTTGGCGGCGGACGCAGAGGTCACGGACGAGATTCTTAAACGGGCGATTATTCTTTACGCGAAGGGTCACTTCGGTTTCAGCGAGGATCAGGAGAAGTATCTTGAGATTTACGAGAAGCTTAAGGGGTATATCGCGATTTCGTACGCCGACGGAGGCGGGTAGAGATGGAAGGGTACGGGGACGAGGTTCTGACGCTGATTCAGGCGAGGGCGATTACGAATGAGTTTGGGTATCCGATGACGATTCAGGAGCAGCGGCGAGGGGTTTACGCGCAGCTGCGTTCGGCCGGACGCTCGGAGTTTTATCAGGCGCGAGCGGCCGGGGTTGAGATCGAGATGATCGCGATAATCCGGGCGGAGGATTACGCGATGGAACGGGAGGCGGAGTTATACGGGAGACGGTATTCGATTCTCCGGGTGTACCGCAAGGATCGGGGGTTCGTTGAGCTGACGCTGAACGATCGCGGGAAGGTCTCACACCGGAAGCATTAGCAACAGAATTCGGGCCGTCGGGAGGAAAGGCATTTATGTATGACGCAGAGGAAGTAACGGCGAGGGCGCTTCGCTCAACCGGGATCCCGGTTTCACGGGGCGTTTACCGGATTCCGGAGACGGGGAAGACCGAGGTTTATCTGGTCTACTGGCTGCTTCACGAGGCGGCGGAGGTTTACGCGGACGGGGGTTCGCTGGGGCGGTATTACGAGTTCGGGGTTGATGTTGTTTCAAAGGGGGACGCGCGTCCGACGGTTGAGCGGGTTTTCTCGGCGCTGGCGGGAGCGGGGTTCTACAATGTCCGAATTGTTTCGGAGGCGTACGACGAGGAGCTGGGGAATTATCATGTTGTCATTGAGGGAAGTTATACGGAGGTATGAGGGCATGGATTATGGATAACGGGGATGATCTGGGGACGTCGATTTCTTCGTATTTGTCCGAGATGCAGCGGAGTCTCAAGGCGGCGGTTGAGGCCGGGCTGAACGAGGCGGCGGAGCTCACGATTCGAGAGCTGGAGAGGGCAAGTCCGAAGGCTTCGGGAAGGTACGCGCGCAGCTGGATTAAGGCGAAGGCAAAAGACGGCGGGGATTATACGGGGGTCCGATTTATCCGGAATGAACGAAGGGTGAGATGGAAGGGGTCGGAGATTCCGCTGGTCGTTCTTTTAGAGAATACGAGCCGAAAGCGGCCACATATCGCCCGCGCCTGGGGACGGGTCCGAGGGCGGGTTCGCGCCGCGATTGAGTCGGCGGTTGAGAAGGCGCTGAAATAATACTTGACGCAGTCTGCGACTACAGGCCGACGCGTCAAGCACTGCGCAGTCTACGACTACAGGCAGTCTACGACTACAGGCCGCGGGGCGTTGTCCCGGATTTTGGTTAAATCCAGGACTGCGCCTCTACGGCTTGAGGCCGTGAGGCTTGTGCGCCCAGCGGCTTGGAGGAAAGGAAAGATGGCAAAACAGAATAAGGTTTTATGGGGGTCGGCGAAGATGGGCTGGGCTCCGATTACGGCGGGGCCGGACGGGAAGGATACGTACGGGGCGATCAAGATGTTCGAGGGGACGCGGCGGATTGACTGGACGGCGTCAGGAAATCAGACGCAGGTTTACGCGGACGGGACGGTTATTTTCGTCGGGAACCAGAACAGCGGGTATACGGGGACGCTGGAGTTTACGATTTTAGACGAGGCGTTCGCGCAGTACGCGCTGGGGGAGAAGGCTTCGGATAAGAAGGTTATTTACGAGGAGAACGAGGCGAATCCAGGGCGGTTCGTTCTGGTCTGGGAATGGGTTCAGGACGCGAAGAACGCGCGGCATGTGATGTATAACTGTACGGCGAACCGACCGGACGTCAGCACGACGACGGCGGGGGACGGCGGGTCCAAGACGCCGCA